AAACTGTACCAGATAATTACACTCAATATGGTGAGTTTGAGGAAGGTGGGCCGTTTAAAAGACTAAGTAATACCCAACGCTACAAGATGTTAGGCAATGGGTGGACTGTAGACGTAATAGCTCACATACTTAAAGGCATGGAACTTAAAGATGAACTTAATGTTTGGAGCTTGTTTGATGGTATGTCTTGTGGTAGACTAGCAATAGATAAAGTATTAGAAAGCACTAATTCATTAAATAATTATAAGCACATGTACGGTTAACGAGAAAGGAGATACTATGGCAGATAAAACTAATCAAGAAAAGTACGCTCACTACAAGAAGAACTCACGCTATCAATTCTGTGAGATACCCAATGACGATGAAGGTAAAGCCTTTGTAGAATTATTGCGTAAGTATTTAAATAGGGAAAGGTATAACATACGTGTTAAAGGACAATACCTAGACAAAAAGAAATATCCTGATACCTATTGGTCTCATGGTGCTCCACCTGATGCGTGTACTCATCTGCGAGTGTACATAGATGATAAGCCTGAAGTAAGGCACAACGCTTGGGTAGCTCAACAAACTTATGGTGTAGCGTCAGCTATAACGATACTAGAAAATAAATTAAACTCATTAAAGGAGATGTATAAAGAATGAAACATGAACCTTATCACAATGAGGGATTTTTTAAAGCATCACTAGTGGTAGTATTTTTACTTGTGCCGTTGCCATTTATTATAGCCTATGTTACTTGGGGAAATCCTTGGCTAGAAACTTACATGGAAATGAGTTTTCCTAACAGATGTAAGTATGAAGATAACAAACATAACATCATAGATAATTGTAAAAAGGAGTAGTAATGGATAAAAAATTAGAACCTAACAAAGCTAATCGTAAGAAGTTTGACATAGACTTGGAATACGGTAAAGTAAGAGAAAGTGCAGTAGCAGATATGTTGCAGAACTCAAAGATAGAAGTTAAATCAGAACGAGATATGTGGCAAAGAACTGGTAACATAGCTATAGAATATAGTAGCTATGGTAAGCCATCAGGTATTGAAGCTACAGAATCAGATTATTGGTTTCATAATTTATGTATAGGAAAAGAAACCTACGCAACTTTAGTTTTTAAAACTGAGGTATTAAAGAAAATAATTAATTCACTAGATTACAAAAGAAGTGTAAGTGGTGGAGATAACTTTGCATCTCGTATGTACTTGTTAAATATACAGAAATTATTTTCTAGTGATGTAATAAAAGCATTTAGAGAAGGGGGAAAAAATGAAGATACCAAAGATAATAAATCCGATAGCTAGGACTATGTTACGCAATAGGCGTAGTCCACAAGTTATCCCTAACAAAAAGAAAAACTATGTTCCAGACATAGATGATTTTGATGATGTCTATATAGATATGGATACAGGAGAAATCAAGACTGAAGATGATGACAATGACTATTGAATATGTAGATATAGACGAGCTTAAAAATGTGTTACCCTCACAAGTAACAAATGATGAATTAATAACTTTAATTTATTTTATAGTGGCTCTGTATGTTAATGACACAGAAAAAGCTAAATTAATCTTAGCTAAAACTACGTACCACGTATATGATGCGTTTGAAGATATACGCTCGTACTGCAATGATGGGGAGATATTACAATGAAGAAAAAATTACCTAGATATACTACCAAAAGAATCGTAGATGGTGTAGCTATGTGGGCGTATAGACCACCTAAAAAAGCTATTCAATCTGCTATAGTAGAAAACTTAGATGTAGAAGCATCTACTTATTTAAGTAAAAAAGCTATTAATGAAATGAATAAAAAATTAGATGTGTGGAAGTTAGATGTTATATCTCAACAACTACCAACTGACAAAAGTACACTTCACGCCATGTGTAGATATTACCAAACTACCTTTAGTTTCAATAAGTTAAGGGAAGAAACTAAGAGAAGTTATCGTAATATAATTAATAATTCCATACATACAAAGGTAGAAGGTGTAACATTAGGTAATGTAAAGTTACATAACCTAAGTAGAAAACACATTAAACTAGCCTATGAAAAGTGGTTAGAACGAGGCATACGAACAGCTAACATAAGTTATTCTGTCCTGCGTAAAATTATTAATGTAGCAATAGAACATGATATACTTACGCATAATCCAATCAGCAACATAGAAAAAAGAAAAGAACCTGCAAGAAAAGTATTGTGGACTCCTGAACAAGTAAAATTGTTTTTGGATACGTGCTATTCAGAATGGAAGTGGCGAAACATAGGACTTATCGCTCAAATGGCGTATGAGTGGTCACAAAGAATTGGCGATATGCGAAACCTATCATGGGTGTGTGTGTGCGTAGATAAAAAAATATTGAAGCTAGAACAATCAAAAAGACGAGCAGAAATTACGTTACCTATATCTGATAATTTAAATAATATGCTCATACAACAAAAAGAGGACTTTGGCTTCCAAAAATACGTAGCACCTTCTCTAACGCCATATAAAGGCTCGTACAGACCTTATGACATAACTCAAGTGTCTTCCATAGCAAATGACGTAAAGGCTCTGTGTGGGCTTCCTAGTGAGTTACACATAATGGACATGAGAAGAACAGGTATTACTCAGATGGTAGAAGCAGGAGTAGATATAACACAAATTATGTCTGTAAGTGGTCATCAAAACATACAATCTGTGACTCCATACATAAAACATACGTTGGGTGCGTCAAAAAGTGCCATCGAAAAACGAAATATTTATCTTGACACGCAAAAATAGGTGTGAGTATAATGCTGAAAGCACATATAAATGGAGCATATAAATGATTTTAAAAACATATATAAGTGATTTACATATAAGTGAGGGTGAGAGGGTTCGTTCTGATTGTCCTATGTGTAAAGGACGCAATACATTTACTGCTTCTAAAGTAGAAGGTAACGTAATATATAATTGTTATAAGTTAGGTTGTAACACTAGAGGTATTCAATCTATAGGATATAACAAAAGAGAAATAGGAGAAAGATTGTCTAGATTAAGTAATGATTTTGTAAGTGATGATTCGTTTGAGTTACCTGAATATGTTACACACGATATAAGTAATTCAATCATGCAGATATTTATTCGTAAATGGAACTTACAAAGTATTTATTTAATGTATGATGTAAAAGATAATAGAGCAGTGTTTCCTATTCGTAATACAAAAGGTAAGTTAATAGATGCTGTAGGTAGAGCATTAAGTAAAAGTACAGTTAAGTGGCTTAGATATAGTGGTAAAGCTGATTATTATATATCAGAAATAAACAAGAACACTAGAAGTGCAGTTGTTGTAGAAGATGTAATTAGTGCTGTTAATATTAGTTCAATATTTAATACTACAGGAATAGCTATACTAGGTACGTCTTTAAATCATGTGCATAAACAAGCACTTAGCAAATATGACACTGTGTTAGTTGCTCTCGACCCAGACGCATCTAAAAAAACATTGCAGTATACTATTGATTTACGTAACTATATAAGTAATGTTAAAGCCGTAAGTTTATACGATGATATAAAGTACAAAAACGAAAAGGACATAGAAACAATAGAGGAGTTATTGAATGTTTCCTAGCACTAAATATAACATAATTTATGCTGACCCACCTTGGTCTTTTAAAACTCGTTCAGATAAAGGAAAAGAAAAGAAGTCTGCTGACAGACACTATAAGTGTATGGACATAGAAGATATATATAATTTACCAGTACAAACCATAGCTGACGATAATTGTTGTTTGTTTATTTGGGTAACTTATCCTTGTTTATTAGAAGGCATTGAGACCATTAAACGATGGGGATTTACGTATAAAACGTGTGGGTTTTCATGGATTAAAAAGAACAAAGTATCAGACAGTTTGTTTTGGGGGCTAGGTTATTGGACTAGGGCAAACAATGAGATATGTTTGTTAGCTACGAAAGGAAGTCCTAAACGAGTATCTAAATCAATACATCAAGTTGTGCTTGACAAAATACGAGAACATAGTAGAAAGCCTGATTGTGTAAGAGAGCGAATCGTTGACTTGTGTGGTGACTTACCTAGAATAGAATTGTTTGCTAGGCAAAGAACACAAGGGTGGGATTGTTGGGGAAATGAAGTATAGGTAAAGAAAGGAGATAATAATAATGTCGGAGTTCAAAAAAATAACAGTTAAAGAATTAATTAAAGAATTAAAAAGTTTTAATCCTAGTGCAGAAGTTTTAATTGGTGCAGAGGGATACGAAGAAACTAAAGATTCTTGGACAGGTTGTTACTGTGATATAACTGAAATTATGCCTGATGATGAGACTTTAAGCCCTATGGAACAAAGCCAGATACTTTTGTTTAGTCATGGTGTAAATAACTGGTCAACGATTATATCTAAATAAAAATATGACCAAAGTGTAGGTAAAGAAAGGAGATAATAATAATGGAATTAGCACTCATACGTTCATTAATGGACAAAGAATTTTACGAAGACTACAAAGGAACTAAATGTCCTGATAAGTTATTTAGTAAGGACATAAGAAAGATTAAACAGACATTGGATTATTCTATGGTTAAGTATGAAAGAGACTTAACACCAGAAGAAGTAGCTGAGCAAGATACAATTGATCTTAAAGCCGGTGTCAGTATGTACAACGATTATCCTGTGCAAAGATTGCAAAAAACTGCTTACTTTCTCAAAAACAATGCCAGTATCGATGATCTTAATGAAAGAATTATGGCTGCGCTTGAAAAATACGTTGCCGGCAAGCTAAAAGAACAACAAAATGTCACCGAAGGTAAAAAGAGGATGAGAATTCATGTCAGAAGATAATAAGTGGAAAAAACCCTCGTCCCCTCCTCCTCCAGACCTTGTAAAGCAAGTCAACGATGAAGTAATTGAGCGAGTCGTTGGGCAACAGGTGCTTTATTTCCCTCTAGACATCGAAACAACAAATTATCACCCTTTATACGGAGAAGCAGTAGAAAAAACCTTTCTTCCTCCTGTTAGGGTACATGCATTAGTGGAATTTCAAGGCATTGAGACATCTTTTATGGATAATGTTGCAATTGACAAAGCAACTAAGATAAAAGTAAATTTTCACAAGCGAAGATTAACAGAGGATCAAAATCTTTTTGTTAGAGAGGGTGATTTTCTAAGGTATGGAGACGTATTTTACGAAATTGTCAAACTAATTGAGCCAAAATTACTTTTTGGTCAAGTTGAGCATCGTTTTGAGATACAAGCGGAATGTATTAGAGCACGGGACGGGTTATTTAATGCCGAATAAAGTAGAAGTTTTAGAGCCTTCATCTATCGAGACAATAGATCTGGGTATTTATAAGTACGTTGATGAAAATTTTGACTTACATACCACAACCAATGATGGAATGATGAAAGTTCCAGTAATTTGGACGGGAACTGAGAGAACTTTTCAAATAAAAAACAACAAAGATATTCGAGACTCTGTTGGAAAACTAAAATTACCTCTCGTAACTATCAATAGAGACTCTATCGCAAAAGATCCAAACTTCAAAGGGAGTTTTCAAGCGCACATCTTTGAAAATAATGATTATGGCGGAGGCGCCATAACAAGAGCAAGAAGAATCAAACAAGTCAAAACAAGAAACTTTGCAAATGCTGATTTTGCTCGTACAGTGGAGAACCCTAAAGATACTGGGAGGTCTGATAACAAGAAAATAGTTTATGAATACTTGACCTCGCCGATACCGACATATGTGACGGTTATGTATACAATTGTTCTTAGAACGGAATATCAACAACAAATGAATGACTTAATGACACCGTTTATTACAAGAACAGGTCAAATCAATTCTTTTATCTTTGAATACGATGGCCATCGCTATGAGGCTTTTATACAATCTGATTTTTCTGAGAACAAAAATACAGCGGCCCTTAATGAGGACGAGAGGATGTTTGAAACCAAAATCTCGATTAAAGTGCTTGGTTATTTGATTGGAGATGGCCCAAATCGTGAAAAGCCGCAAATTACAATCAGAGAAAACATTGTTGAAGTGAAGATTTCCCGGGAAAGAGTGATCACCGGCGATAAAGCACCGTGGAAAAAGAAAGATAGGGACTATAGAGATTAGTTCCTTTTGAGAAACAAACATACTATTTATAAAAGAATAATAGTTTTAAGGAGAATTTTTAATGCCTAGTAAATTTGATTTTATATCACCCGACATACTCTTGCGAGAG